CAATGCCGAAATGATTTCGCCAGCAATAACAGTATTGTCTTTGCTCATGAAGCAGTCTCCTTTCCATAATATTTGACTTTGCGATTTTCATAAGGAGATGAGAGGCCTTATTCAACCGTTTGTCATGTATATAATTATATCAAATTATATTGAATAGTCAATATGTAGTTGTTTTAAAAGTATCAATGCACGATATATTGTGTTTTTAACTTAAAAAGGAGAGTAATTGTGTGGAAAAAAATCGAAGTTCTATTAGCTAAAAAGAAGATAACTAAATATGAGTTAGCAAAAAAAGCTGGTTTAAATCAAAACAGCTTGATTGATTTGAAAAAAGGGCGAAAAAAATCTTTAAAATTTGACGATGTTGTCAAAATCGCTGACGTTTTAGATGTCAGTTTAGACGAATTCAGAAAGGAGAATAAATGAAACCTAAACATTATCCGTATAGCGGAAAAATAAAAACCTCAACTATCGAAGTAGTCAAGGCTTGGGAAAATGCTCATCTAGACTTTATCGCTGAAAATCAAAAACAACAAGAAAAGTCTGAGCAGGAATTAGACAAATCTACTCAGAGGCTTTGTCAGCTATATCATTGAGAATTTTAGTTGCTTTTTCAGTAGCAAGTTTTTCAACTTGCATATCTTTGGCAGCTAGCAACTTTTCAATGACATCAATAACAGCATTAGTTGCGACATCAGCTGGATTTTTATCAATATACTCAGCAATTAGTTTGTAACTAGCTTGTTTTAGATTTTCAAATTCATTCATACGCTTATCCTCCTTTCGTTAGGATAAGTCAATTATATCAAAAAAGCGCCTACGGGATGACAATCCCGATAAGGCGCAAAGCAAAAATAACTACTTATAGTATATCACAAAATGAAAGAATTGAATAGCATACAACAACTATTAGTTAATAATTGGCAACGCAAATATTATCCACTAAGTGAGACATTGATTACTAGCTTAGTTGGTTTGACGATTGCTGATACACTTACAGTTTTAGCAAAAGCTAGAAAGGAGAAATTATGGATAAAGAGCATTATACCGTAACCCATGTAATGGCAGACGGTACAGAGCGAGATAGTGTCGCTGGCTATGTTATCCCTGATGATAGTCCAGTGTATGAAATTTTTAGAAAAATCAATGAAGAAAGATGGGAGGAAAGCAAATAATGCAATATATCTTTCCATAAAAACGGTGATAAGAATTATACAGTAATCAATAACGACTTTATTTATGACACTGAAATAGACACCATGGCTAAAGGCATTATGCTTGTCATACTAAGCAATAAACCAACTTGGAAAATATATCCAGAGGAAATTGCTAAACGTACAGGCTTATCAAGGTCAACAGTTGATAAATATTTTAAGCGGCTAGAAAAAGTTGGATATATGAGAACTGTAAGACGAAGTAAGGGTTACAAAAAAGGTCTTGAAACTTTCAGATTTGCAGCAGATTTTAAATTGGCAGATTGGTATTTTAACGATTATATTTTACCAAAATTAGAAGCTAGTCTGACTAATTAGTATGTGGATAAGCTGTGGATAACTAGCAGAAATAATTCAATTCGTAATTTTTCAAATCTTAAAAAATTCATTTTTGAAAAATTCAAATCTTAACTTTTCAAATCTTAAAAATTCAAATCTGAAAATTTACGAACTAATAAATACTAACTCTATAACAAATACTAATTTAATAATAATTACTAACTTAGTAATAAATACTAACTAATACAACAATCTAATAATAATTATAAATAATAAAGGAGCTAAAAAATGGCAGATTTAACTTTTGCAGAGTTGCAAAGACAAATGCAATTAGCAAAGAAAAAAACAGAAGATGTCAAGTACGCCTTTAGGAATGCAGAGGACATCTATACAACCTTCAAAGAGTTAAAAAGTGATTGGTCTGTCATCGTAACTGACGAACTCATTGAGCTTACAGGTAAAATCTTTGTCAAGGCAACAGCAGTAGCTTACAACGATAAAAGAGACGAGAAATACCAATCAACAGCATATGCTGAACTAAGTCTGGTACCAGTTTTTAACACCCAAAAAGGGCAAATCAAGCAAATGCAAGAGCCGCAATGGACAGGTGCAGTCAGCTCTTACGCTAGAAAGTATGCGTTGCAGGGGCTGTTTGCTATCGGTGAGAAAGATGTTGACGATTATCCAGTTGATGAAGATCAAGCACAAGCGGCACAACAGAATAATCAATCGCCGCAAGGCAACAATGCTAACCAATCAGATTTGATTGACAATGAGCAGTACAAGGCGGTTTATGGCAAGGTTCGGGTCTGGGCGCAGCTTAAAAATGCAACGTTTGACCAAGTGGCAAACTATGTATTGCAACGTTATAAAATCCGTGATTTCCACGAGATACTGGAAGAACATTTTGAGACAGTTATGAATTATCTCAATGGACAAATACTTAAAGCCCAAGGGCAAAATGATTTTAATAATTTATAAAAAGAAAGAGGGAACAACATGAAACAAACTAAAAAATTTATTGCTTTTCAAGACAAAGAAAATGGTCACTTTGTATCAGAGTATAAACACCACGAAAACCGATTAGCTTATAAAGCCGGTTTGTGTGATAGCATGCAAGATGCTTTAATTTTGGATTATGATGCTTACGAAAGACAGAAAGAGCAGATAGACACATTAGCAGAGGCATTTGGCTGTCATATCGTTGTTGTTGAAGCGACACATGAAATCAAGATGTTAGATGGATCAGACGCACCAGAACCGGTGGAACGCAATAGCCAATCTGGATTTTTAGACTTATTGGAGGCGTTGAGCAAATGAAAGATGTAACTAATAATTTTTTAGAAACGATAAGACCAGCATATACCCCTGGTAAAATTGATTTTGATTTTGAAAGTTTCGATAAAGCTATCGCATCTGCGGTAGCAGAATTGGATGACGAAAAACTTGAATTACTAGACTATAACGAAATCAAGGCACAAATTACCAGATATAAAACACTTGATGACAACTTAGAGGCAGAACGCAAAGCAATAGCAAAAGTTTATAAAAATCCATTAACGGATTTTGAAAACGGGATAAAAAAATCTCGTCAACCAATCACTAAGCTATTGACTAAATTAAGAGGAAAGCGAGATGAGGTTGACAATCATGTCAAATCTTTAAGATTGGATACAGTTAGAGCGGTTTTTGAAGAAAAATGTATGGTCGCTGGCCTTGAAAAAACAACATTTGAAACAAGATATACAGATTTTTCTAAGTCTGATAATTTCAAACAAGGGAAAATGGAACTGAAAAAAGCAACGCTTGATGAAATGGATGCTTTAGTATTGGCAGAGTTTGATAAATTGGAGCAGTACAAGGCAAATATTCAAGCTGTAAAAGATCAAGCTCAAGAGTATGACCTATTGGCAGATAGTTATGTTAGAGACCTTGAGAACGGCAAATCATTAGTTGATGTTTTGAAAACAATGAAGTCTGATCGTGATGCTGCTATCTTGCGCAAAGAACAACAGGAGGCGCAAGCTAGGGCAGAGGCAGAACGTGAGGCAGAAATTGAGCGTTTAGCACAGGAACAGGCTAACGCTAATATCAAGGCTATAGACGCTGAAACAGGCGAGATTTTGGAAGATGAGCCAATTATGCCAGAACCAGAAGAAACAACGCTAGAAACGCCAAAATTTGAGCCTATCGAGCCAGTAAGCTATGACTTGCGGCTGACGTTTCCCGGCGGTAATCAACAAGCGAAATTATTTAAGGAATGGCTGTTAGCTAATCAAGTAAATTTTGAAACTTTGTATCAAGGTAAAACACAATCAGAATTATTGGGAGGTATCTCAAATGTCTTTGACTAATTTAATTAAAAATGTGAAAGGCTGGTCAACAGCAAAAAATCTGGATAAAGCTGATCCAGTAAAACAAATGCAAAAACTGAATGAAGAATTTGGAGAGTTAAACGAGGCTAGGGCTAAAGGAAATCAGGAAAAACTTGAAGATAGCATTGGGGATGTGGTGGTTGTTTTAACCATCTTATCCCAACAAATGAAATTTGAAAAGATTGAAAGTTTGATTGACCCGATGCAAAACGGTCTTAAAGACTTTATGAAAAACGAAAAACCAACAGATATGCTGTTGCTATATGCAGCAAAAGAAATTGGTCTCATCGCTAACTGTATGATTGAACACCTTCATAATCCGAATCTCATCAATACACGAACAAGCATTCGCTTTCACATCCGTAACTTAGTATGGATGTTAGCGTATATTGCAATCAACGAAGGTACAGATATTGAATCGTGCTTACAAATGGCGTGGGATGAAATTAAAGACCGTAAGGGCAAAATGGTTGATGGTGTGTTTGTGAAACAGGAGGATTTAGGCAATGGATAGTTCGTTTCCTGAAAAGAAAAAAATAGTTGTGAATGATGTGGAGGAAATAGAAGATGATCAATAACGTTGTGCTAGTTGGTAGAATGACTAGAGACGCAGAATTAAGGTACACGCAATCTAATATAGCTGTTGCCACATTCACATTAGCTGTTAATCGTAATTTTAAAAATGAAAATGGGGATCGTGAAGCTGATTTTATCAACGTTGTTATTTGGAGACAGGCAGCAGAAAATTTGGCTAACTGGGCTAAAAAAGGCACTCTTATTGGCATCACCGGGGCTATTCAAACGCGCAATTATGAAAATCAGCAAGGGCAGCGTGTGTATGTCACAGAGGTTATTGCTAATAGTTTTCAATTACTAGAGAGCAGAAACAGCCAAAACCAAAGTGGTAATTTCCAAACAGGAAACAGTTCAAATTATGGCAACGCAAACTCGATGCCTAATTTTAGCAGAGAAGCAGAGCAAACATCGTTTTTCCGAGGAAATACGACAAATCCGATGGACATCTCAGATGATGATCTGCCTTTCTAGGAGATTATAAGTATGGTTGGATATAGATGGGAACTACCTTTAGCATCAGAAGAACGCAACAACACAGGATATATACACGGCAATGCGAAACCTCATCTATTCAATATTGTAACAGGGTGGTCGCATTGCAAGATGTATTGGCAAGTACCTCTTATAGCTGAGGAAATAAAATTTGATGGAAAGGAAAAGTATTTTTGTAAACGGTGTTTGAAAAAATACAAGAAATTGCAAGGAGTAACCAATGAACAAAGTAAAAGTTGATTTGCAATGTCCGTTTTGCGGATTTTGTAAAGTTCTAAAGATACCAAGCCACCGAAAAGGCATCATATGCCCTAGTTGTCAACAATCAGTATTTTTAAGTTGGTCAACTGGTGTAGAGGGTTATGTTGATGAGCATGGATTTTATTTCCACGCTTACGAGCCTTTCAATATCCATAAAATCAATCAAGAGTTTAAAGATACCTTTGCCTCTAAATCTAAGGCACAAAAGCCATCTTTCACTATTAGAAAAAAGCAAAAATAACATTACAGGAGAATTAAATGAATACAGAACTTACATACTTGCTTGTTGCCGTCCTATCGTTAGCACTTTCTGCCTCGTGGGTGGTTGGCGTTACATTTTATGCACATCATGTCATCAAAGATACAAAAAAAGAGCTTGAATATTATCAACAGCCAAAAACGCAAGTAAAAATTGCGCAACATGTAATTAAGAATCAATGGTATAAAAACGGCGGGGAGGTGTTTAAATGAAAGTTTTTGACGGAGCTAAAATGCGAGCTATCCGCAAAGAGGCAGGGTTGACCCAATATGACCTTGCCCCTATTGTGGGTATTACTCAAAACCGAGTGAGCGACATTGAAAGAAATGTTACTGACCCTACCACAATTGAAATTGATGCATTTGCAGAAGCGCTCAACAGCCCGATTTCAGCTTTTCTAAATGATGAAACAGAGATTGTGGTAGTCACAAATACTTTTACCAAAAAGAAAAAAGCTGATAATGCCTCTAGCTCATCAGAAGAAATTCCATCAGAACAGTTAGAATTGCTGCCAGGTAACGAAGAAATAACAGGTCGCGATTTAGCAGGATATATCTTAATCAAGCAAGAGGTCTATCTTGACTTGCTCAATAGTAAAAATAAATTGCAGCAATTACAAAGCCTTTTGAAATGAGGTGTTGAATGAAATACGAATTATTCAATGATCATTTTGAAAATGCAAAACGTTATAACATACCACGAGCGCAGCTGATTATTGCTGACATCCCCTACAATTTAGGAAACAACGCCTATGCATCTGACCCTAGATGGTATGAGGATGGAGATAATAAAAATGGCGAGAGTAAATTGGCAGGAAAATCTTTCTTTGACACAGACAATGATTTTAAAATCAATAATTTCTTTGATTTCTGTTCTCGTCTCTTGAAGAAAGAGCCTAAAGAAAAAGGTAAAGCTCCAGCAATGATTGTCTTTCACGCTTGGCAACAACGAGAAATGGTTATTGAGTGTGGCAAAAAGCATGGATTTAACAACGCTTATCCGCTGTATTTTACTAAAAAGAGCAGTCCACAAGTGCTAAAGGCAAATATGAAAATTGTGGGAGCGGTTGAAGAAGCAACGGTATTATATCGGGATAAGCTACCTAAATTCAATAATAACGGTACTATGATTTTGAATCATGCGCCTTGGGAAAAAGATAGTAGTTATCCTACCATTCATCCAACACAAAAACCTATCCCAGTCTTGAAAAGACTGATAGAAATATTTACAGATGAGGGTGATGTGGTGATTGACCCAGTGGCAGGTAGTGGCTCGACATTAAGAGCGGCTATTGAGATGAATAGATCAGCTTATGGTTTTGAAATCAAGAAGAATTTTTACAAAGCAGCACAAGAGCAGATGCTCTCATCATTTCAACTTAGCTTAGTTTAAAAAAGGAGAAAATATGGATAAAAAACTTATTGGACTTGATTTGTCCCATATCGCAGAGGGTGGCTTACAGGAAAAACTAGATAATGAGCTTGAAAAAGTCTTTGACAACATCCTAGACCTCAACACAGAGGCCAAAGCTAAACGCAAAATCACAATCACGCTCACTATGTCATCAAATGAGGAACGTACAGTAGTTGATACTATCATGGAAGTTAAATCAAAACTTGCGCCTCAAAATGGAGTAGCTACAACAATCCTTGTTGGGCGTGACTTTGATACAGGTCAGGTACATGCCAACGAGCTAAAAAGTACCGTACCGGGTCAAATGTATTTTGATGAAAATGGAGAAATCCTTACAGACATTGGGCAACCAGTGACAGAAATTGAACAACAAGAAGCAACTAAAAAGACAGAAGTCATCGATTTCAACAAAAAGAAAGTAGGTAACTAATATGACAACAGAAAATCTTAAAGCCGCTTTGGAATACGCAGTAGAACTAAACGAGAATGGTTTGGAAATCCTAACAGCAGAAGATGGTACAGAATATTACGATGCTAACAAATTTAACCTAAAAGAGCTTGACCCTAAACGCTATCCAAAAACACTTGAATTATCAACCTTGACAAGTCTTGTTGATTATCTCAAGACAGACCTAAACAATTTGAAAAATCAACGCTTGATTGTGGCTGTTGAGAAAAATGATGAGGTTTGTGTGTGGTCTGAAAATGATGAATTAGAACATCGCACATTGCTTGTTGATGTTAAAGCACGTATCCCAGAATTAACATTTGGACGTTTCTTATCATCAGAGCAATTCAATATTATGTTGCAATCAAACTTTATTGATGATAATGACCGTGGTACATTGATTGAATTTGCTAGCGCATTAAAAATTGAAAATGGATCAGAAATTGAGGACAATGGTGTTTCTCAAGTTGCAACTGTTAAAACAGGGATAGCAAGTCTTGCTAAAGGCAAAGCGCCAAATCCAGTTACCTTGCGCCCATACCGCACATTTAGTGAGATTGAACAGCCAGCAAGCCTATTTGTCTTTAGAATTGACAAGCAAGCAAATATGGCTTTATTTGAAGCAGATGGGAAGCGTTGGGTAGCTGATGCGGTAGGAAACATTGCAGACTATCTAAAAGAGCAACTAGCAGAACAAAAACACATTACAGTATTAGCTTAATTGGAGGAAAAACAAAATGACGAAAGAAACTAAAATTACAGCAGACGAAGCAGTTGAAAATTTACAAGAATTTGCGGCTATGTTGCACGAAATAGGGAAAGATGGTATCAAGACAAGTTTAGTGAAAAGCAATCATAGAGCTTATTTACTCGCTTGTTTTGCTCATGACATTTCGCATGCATTGCTAGACATCACTAAAGGCAAAAAACCAATTAAAGCTTTGGAAGAAGTTTTTGGCGATGATGAAGATGATAGCTCGGTTGTTGGCTCAATTGCTGTAAATCTAAAAACTGGAGAAGTCAACGGCATTGAGAATATCTCAAACCCAGAATTAAAAGCGCAGATTGCAGCAGCAGTGCATAAGCTATCTGATGAATTAGGAAGTAAATGATCGGGGGGGATTTTGATGAATAGAAACTTTGTAAGTTTATTCTTGCCAATACTAGCATTATCACTCTCAACATTTAGTCTTGGAATGTCTGTTGCCACTCATCATTACAAGCCTAAAATTGTAACATTACAAACAAAAGTAAAAGAACTAGAAGCAAGAAAACCAATTATTATTCATCAAGTGGATAACGTGGGCGGTCAGCTTATAGGTACAGTTACAGCTAAAGAGCGTATCAATGGTCATTATACAGTGACCATTGGCGCTTATGGTAAATTTCTTGTGACCAAAGAGCAGTATAACAATCTAAATATTGGTGATGAAGCACCAGACTATTTAAAACAGAAAGGCAATTAAAATGAGTGATTATAAACACAGAATGATTGATGAATACAAGCAATTAAAGGAGCGTGCTAATAAATTAGGGACAATGATTAGTCATTATTATGCAGGCACACTAGACTTTAAACCGACTTGTCCCATTGAATTACTTGAGACCCAATACTATACTATGTCTGCATATCTCAAAATTTTAGAGCAACGATCAGAAATTGAGGGTATTGAGTTTTAGGGAGGTGCAACATGAATAAACGCCAAAAGAAAAAACGCCTGGAAAAGAAATGCGATGATATTGAACAGGCGGATTTATCAGAAGTGCAATGGATTATTGATAATAAATTGAATAGTTCAAAAGGTGATGTAAGCGATGGCTCGCATACATTCAATGAGCTTTATTATCATAGGATGGTGCTTTTCTTAGCTATCTTAAAAATTTATAAGAGTTCGGCTTGGAAATCTAAAAAGCATTATGACGGAACAATGTATGATGATTATTTTATTGTTGGCATTAACACTCCTAAAGGACAATTCACTTATCATTATCACATTGACTATTGGAATATGTTTGATGACATCCAAGAAATTCCGAACGCTCCAAAATGGGATGGTCACAGTTCAGATGATGTTACAAGGCTACTTTCTTTGACAGATACAAGTACGCTCATTAAGGATTATATCTTATGAAATTTGAGTTTTCTTTGCCACGAAACACAAAGCTAAAATCTCTAAACATGGTTATCAACTCTAACGATAGATTACATCCACAAGTCAAGGCGAAGATGACAAGACATATTAGAAATTTAGCTTTATATCAAGTGACAAGTGAAATGCCAAAAAAACATGTCCCATTTTCGCATAAAAGGCCATGTGAGGTTACTGTCACAGTGTTTAGTCCTACAAAATCAAAACTCGATCCGCCTAATCTTTATCCAACCGTCAAAGCAATTATTGACGGCATGACAGATGCGGGTATTTGGGTAGATGATAATTACAAAGTTATTAAGTCAATGACTTTTAGGTATGGTGGTTTGAGTGGAGAAAAAGGGCATTACAAGATGATTTTTGATATAGAGGAGGCTTAGATGATAAATAAATGCTTAAAAGCAACTGTTTTATTTTTGATGTTAATATCATTATCTGGTTGTCATAAGTTAGATAAAGGCATTGTGATTGATAAATACATAGACCACTCATATGTTACATATATCTATACGGGAAAAGCTATGATACCAGTATTTCATCCCGAAGAGTATTTGATAAAAATAAAAGGCGAAATTGATAACAAGGAAACAAAAGAAACCTTTTCATTAAAAAAATCAGAGTGGGAAAATATAAAAATCGGTGATGTTTATGAGGTAAGGAATGACTAAAAAGAAAATAGAGCGCCTATCAGTTATACACCGCAGAGAGATAACATGGCTCAAATGGTATTTTTTGAGAGATAAGAAAAATCCTAAAAAAACGATACTAGAGCAAAAGATACACGAGAGTTTTTTGCAAAATAATACCGAAGAAGCAATATTTTTTGTCAATCTCAATACGGTTACAGCTGAAATCGTCCAAAAATCGGACAAGAAATTACTGAAAACCATTAAAGAGGTATATGTGTATGAAAACATCAATGTGATTGGCGCGTGTCAAAAGATACTTTATCTAAGTCCCAGCCCAGCCTATACACATCTCAATAAATGGTTTGATACATATTTTTATGCCACTTACAAATACTTGCCTTTGAAGAAATAACCGTAAAAATCCCCTAGCCTGTGTATTTATAATCAACTTACACAGGCTTTTATTGAGGTAAAACATGGATAATCTAAAAATTGAATATGTGGATATTAAATCCATAAAACCATACCATAAGAATGCTAGACATAACGACGGAGAAGCGACAGAAAAGGTCGCAGCATCTATCAAGGCTTTTGGTTTTCAGCAACCAATTTTAGTAGATGATAACAACGTCATTATTACAGGTCATACAAGGCTAAAAGCAGCTTTGTCATTAGGTATGGATACAGTGCCAATAGCCCACGCTGTGAACCTCACAGATGAGCAAATTAAAGCATATAGATTAGCAGATAATCGAGTAGCTGAATACTCAAAATGGGACGCTGAACTTTTGAATGTTGAGCTAAAAGAATTTGAAACTATTGATATGTCCCAATTTGGGTTTGATTTGTCTGTAGCCGGCTTAGACTTTGGCGCAGACGCAGAGCGAACAGAAAGCATTGATGCTGAACTAGATGATGATAAGGAAAGTGATACAGACTTTCACAGGCAGAATACAATCAATCAGTATAATTTACTAGATTATGATGACACGCGCATAGAGGGCAAGTATAATATGCCAATAATTGAGCCTGTGGATCATATACCAGGTAAATTACAAGGATTTAATTATGTGTTAAATAAGCCAGACTATGAAGCGGGTGTGCATTTCTTTTTAGACGATTACCAATTTGAACGAATTTGGCAGCGCCCAGATTTTTATATTGAAAAACTAACTGATTTTGATTGTGTCTTGACGCCGGACTTTAGCCTATATATAGATATGCCGGTTGCAATGCAGGTTTGGAATATTTATAGATCAAGACTAATTGGCCAGATTATGCAGGATTACGGTATAACGGTAATACCGACTGTATCATGGGCATATCAAAGCAGCTTTGACTTTTGCTTTGATGGACTACCTAAAAATGCAACTCTTGCAATCAGCACAATTGGAGTTAAGCAAGACAAAGAGCAATTTCAGATTTGGGTTGATGGTATGGATGAAATGATTAAACGACTAACACCTAAAAGAATTGTAGTTTATGGTGGCAAAGTGGAATATGACTATAAAGATATTGAAGTTGTTTATTTTGAAAACGCAACAACAGAAAGGATGAAGAAAAATGGGCGGTAGAGGTGCAAGAATTATGTCAAGAGGAGAATTTTTGGCTCAAAAAGGATTGGCTAGTCCTTTAAGCGGGTATCTAGATGACAAAATGCGTGGTAACAGAAGCTTTTCGAGCGGCAAACAAAGAGAAAAATTTACCAAAGAGGCTAGAAAGAATATTGACAATTATCATGACAGACGGAATGAAGCTATACGAGAATATAATAGTTTAATTTCGTCTGGTAAAATAAAAGTCCCAACCCAAATTCAAAAATCAATGAGAACGGCGCATGGTCATCCTGATAATCGCGCCACGCAAGCAGCAAGAAGGATGCTGACAAAGAGGGGATACGATTGGAAAACCGGGAAAAAGTTGAAAGGATAATTGATTATGGGAGGCAGAGGCGCAAAAATAAATTTGTCGGGTATACCCAAAAACAAACGTAAAGCGATAGCAAGTTATCAAAAGCAAATTAACAAGCATTATGATAAAATAAGGTTAGCTAAGAAAACAGGGCAGGACACTGAATACATTAACCATTGGGAAGCTGAGATAAGAGCTTTCAAAGGGAACATAAATAAAATAATAGATAGGAGAAATAGAAAATGATTGATTTGTATGATAAATTGAATGAACGCATCTATGAGAATTGCAAGATGTATTATGATAAATATTCAAAATTAGACAAAATGACAGAGGAGCAATCAGGCATCATGGGTGGTCTTTATCAATCTCTGAACATTGTCGCAAATGAGTATCTAGTCAATAGCGAAAACGACAATGAGAAATACAGAGAGTTACTTGATAATATTGAAAAGCTCCTAAAAATAGCGTAAAATATCCCCTTTTTAATAAAATAAAATGAAATCATAAGTAATAAATACTTGTGATTTTTTTGTTTGAAAGGAGGTCAGAATTGCCTAGAGATGGAACTAAAAACTTAAAGCCAATGAGCGAACGAAGCAAAGACGAAGTAAAGAAGATTGCATCTAAAGGTGGCATAAACAGCGGCAAAGCCAGACGTAAAAAAGCTGACCTCAAAAAAGCATTTGAAACGTTGCTCTCATTGGATGTAACGGATAAAAATATCAAGAAGCAACTTGAAGATATGGGAATGGATGGCAGTAATGAGGCTTTGTTAGCCTTTGCCACATTTCAGCAGGCTGTAAAGGGCAATCAAAAAGCCACAGAAAACATCATCAAGCTAACCAATACAAAAGATAAGTACGACATTCAAGAACAAAGAGAGCGCATTAAATCGCTCAAATTGGATAATAAAGAGCGTGCAGAAGCTAATAAGATAACTGATGCGCCTATTAACATCATAGATGAGTGGGCTGGTGACGTAGAGGGGGCGACAGATGACCTTTAATATACAGAAAAATGTCAATCCTCATTTTAAACCTATCTGGGTGTCTAGTTTGCCTTATAACGTACTCAAAGGCGGGCGTAACTCTTTCAAATCGTCTGTAATCGCGTTGAAACTAGTCTATATGATGTTGCGATATATAAAAACTGGAGAGACAGCAAATGTAGTGGTTATTCGCAAGGTTGCTAATACTATCAGAGATAGCGTGTTTAATAAAATCTGGTGGGCTTTAAATTTATTCGGAGCTGGTGATAAGTTTAAAAAGACAGTCAGCCCATTTCAAATCATCCACAAGAAAACAGGTTCGACATTCTATTTCTACGGTCAAGACGACTTTCAGAAGTTAAAGTCTAATGATATTGGTAATCTTATTGCTGTCTGGTACGAAGAAGCTGCAGAATTTGCTAGTCAAGAAGATTTTGACCAGTCTAACGTAACGTTTATGCGGCAGAAACATCCACGCGCTAAATTTGTGCAATTCTTTTGGAGCTATAACCCGCCTAGAAATCCGTATAGCTGGATCAATGAGTGGTTTGAGAGTGTCAAGACTAACGAAAACTATCTAGCACACTCAAGTACTTATCTTGATGATGAGCTGGGCTTTGTGACTGAACAAATGCTGGAGGATATAGAGCGCATCAAAGAGAATGACTATGACTATTACAGGTATCTATATCTTGGTGAGGCTGTTGGGTTAGGGAATAATGTATATAACATGAGTACATTCCACCCATTAGATGCTTTGCTGAGTGATGATAGGCTGATAGGCATATCCTTTGCTCTTGACGGCGGACATCAACAATCAGCCACTGCTTGTTGTGCTTTTGGTATCACAGCTAAAGGTAAGGTTATATTGCTTGATACTTGGTATTATAGCCCGGCTGGGCAAGTAGTGAAGAAAGCGCCTAGCCAATTATCTCAAGAAATCCATGAGTTTATACAGGCTGTTATATCGCAATATAGAGTACCAGCGTTGCAGTACACCATAGATAGTGCAGAGGGGGCGCTTAGAAACCAAATGTATCTTGATTTTGGTCTAAGGTGGCATCCAGTTGCTAAATTGAGAAAAGTAACTATGATTGATAGCTTTCAATCTCTTTTGGCACAAGGCAGATTTTATTATCTTGATACGGAAAATAACAAGATATTTATTGAGGAGCACAAAATGTACAGATGGGATGAGAAGACAATCAAATCAGATAACCCTAATGTAATCAAAGAAGATGACCATACATGTGACACCGCGCAATATTTTGTGTTAGATAATGCTAAAATACTAGGTTTGCGCGTGGGGAATACATAAGGAGGGCAACAATGAGCCTATTAGACAAAATAAAAGACTTTTTTAACCGTGGGAGGTATAACATGCAGACATCAAACTTAAGTAGTATTTTAGATCATCCAAAAATTGCTGTAACACAAGAGGAATTTAAACGCATTCAGCATAATTTAACTTATTATCAATCAAAATGGGCTGACATTGAGTATATCAATACAGATGGTGATAGAAAGCATCGCCCAATGAACCACTTACCAATCGCACGAACGGCAGCGAAGAAGATTGCTAGTTTGGTTTACAACGAACAAGCAGAGATTTCAGCGGATGATGAAACACTAAACAAGTTTTTGAATGACATGCTGGCTAATGACCGCTTTAACAAGAATTTTGAGCGATATTTGGAAAGCTGTCTTGCTTTGGGTGGGCTTGCTATGCGCCCTTACATTGATGGCGATAAAATCCGCGTGGCATTTATTCAAGCGCCTGTATTTTTGCCATTACAAAGCAACACACAAGATGTTTCTAGCGCTGCTATTCTAACTAAAACAATCAAGTCAGAGGGCAAAACAAACGTATATTACACGCTTGTTGAGTTTCATGAATGGGTAACGGCTGATGGATCTGAAATTGGCAGCACAAAAGACAAGAGCTTATATCGCATCACTAACGAGCTGTACAAATCTAACACAGATAACTCATTAGGTCAGCGCGTGAACTTGTCTGAATTGTATCCAGACTTAGAGCCTGTAACTGTATTGAAAGACTTATCACGCCCGCTATTTACTTACCTAAAAACGCCCGGCATGAATAACAAAGACATCAACAGCCCTTTAGGTTTATCTATCTTTGATAACGCTAAAACGACTATTGACTTTATTAACCGAACCTATGACGAGTTCATGTGGGAAATCAAAATGGGTCAACGGCGGGTAATCGTGCCAGAACAATTGACACAACTAAAGGTGCAGAATAAAGACGGCTCTATTACATTCAAACGGCGTTTTGATACAGAGCAAAATGTATACATGCAAGTTGGGTCGGGCAACATGGATAGTGGTAATATTATTGACATTACAACACCTATCCGCTCATCTGATTACATTTCAGCCATTTCAGAGGGTTTGAAGTTGTTTGAGATGCAAATAGGAGTGTCTAGTGGTATGTTTACATTTGATGGTCAAGGTGTTAAGACGGCGACAGAGATTGTCAGCGAAAACTCTGACACCTATCAAATGAGAAATAGCATTGTAGCGCTGGTAGAGCAATCTATCAAAGAGCTTTGTATCTCTATGTGCGAACTGGGCAAAGCCGTTAATATTTACACAGGAAACATTCCAGAACTAGATGATATTTCGGTTAATCTTGACGATGGGGTATTTACTGACAGACATGCAGAGCTTGATTATTGGATGAAGATGGTAGCGGCTGGATTTGCGACACAGAAAAGAGGTATTGCCAAGACATTAAATATCACAGAAGATGAAGCGGCTCAAGAATTGGCTGAAATCAATGGAGAGCTACCGCCAGAGAATGATGCAGAGCTGGCTCTGTACGGTCAAACAAAAGAAAAGACAGTAGGAGCGGAGTAGCTATAAACTGCTATAAATTACAATAAACGACACACAAGGAGTTGAAAATGACTGATAAACGCAAAACGCCAACTCTAAACGATCAGCAATTTTCTTTACAAATGCAAGGTGTATCCGATATTTACGCTAAGATGCAGATAGAGCTATTTGATAGCATGATTAAACGATTGAAAGAGCGTGGCACGGCTGACTTGCAAGAAAATCCGTACGTCTGGCAACTAGAAAAACTAAACGATATGCACATGCTGAATGATAAAAACCTAAAAACAATATCGGAGCGCACAGGTATTGCTGAAAGCCTGTTAAGAGATGTTATTGCCAATGAGGGGTTGAAGGTCTATAAGGACACTAAACAGCAGCTTGAAGAAGATTTAGGGCGCGTGCATAGCGGTATTGTTAGAAATGGCGTTACAGATGCTTTAGAAGCCTATACATCACAAGCTATTGAAGACCTCAATCTTATCAATACAACCTTACCTAAAAGCATTCAGAGCGTCTTTAAATCAATAGTAGAGCAGACAGTGGCTGATGTGGTAGCTGGCACTAAAACAAGTGATAGAGCTTTGCATGAGACTATTATGAGTTGGCAGAAAAAAGGCTTTACCGGTTTTACAGATTCAGCAGGTAGGGAGTGGAGAGCTGATAGTTATGCACGCGCTATTATTAAAACAACGACTTACAGAGTATATAACGAAATGCGCACTAGACCAGCGGAGGAATTAGGAGTTGATACATTTTACTACTCTATCAAACGTACAGCGCGTCCAGCATGCAGCCCAATTCAAGGAAAAATAGTGACAAAGGGTGAAAGTCGTACAGAAAATGGCATCAAAGTTTATTCGCTGTATGATTATGATTACGGAACAGCTGGCGGATGCCTTGGCGTGCATTGTGGTCATTATCTTACACCATTTGTTATGGGTGCTAATGAGTTGCCAGACTTACCGGATTATCTAAAAGACCTTACGCCAGAACAAGCCGAAGAGAACGCACGTATCGAGGCTAAACAAAGAGCTTTAGAACGTGCTATCAAACATCATAAAGAGCGGTTGCATTACGCAAACACCATGAATGATGACGAGTTGATACAAGCCGAGCGATTGAAAGTTAGAATGTATCAAAACAAAATCAAAAGCCTTGTGGATAACTACGATTTTCTGCATCGAGATTACAGCAGAGAAAAAATATACACATAATGGGTGTTACTAATAGCAGCGCCCTTTTTTTGTTACCTAAAACCGTAAAAAATCCCATTACATCAAAGGTATATTAAAAAAGTAAATAATATTTTGCTTGAGGTGGGAGTTATCCACCTAAAAAAGAACTAGGAGGGTATAAATGGCATTTACAAAAGAAGAACTACTCAAACTTGGATTGACAGAAGAACAAGCAAAAGATGTCTTTGCATTACGTGGTAAAGAGCTCAATGAAGACAAATCAGCTTTAGACACTATCACCAAAGAGCGAGATAGTTTGAAAGACCAGTTACAAAAAGCAGAGGAGCAAGTCGAAAACTTAAAATCACTTGAGAGCATCAGCGCCGAACAAAAAGATGCGATTGATAAATTACAAGCAGATTATGACAAGTATAAACAAGAAGCCGAAGCTGAACTGGCAAAAACAAACAAGGTTAATGCTATCAATCTTGCTTTGAAAGATACTAAGGCGCACAATCCAGCGGCACTGATGAAGTTTATTGATGTGGATGCCATTGAACTTGATGACAATGGTAAACCGAAAATTGATGATGTCATCAATGGGCTTAAAGAAAGTGATCCTTATCTTTTCGAGGCAGAAGAAAATGGCTCACCTAACCCTAATATTGTACCGCCGGGCAATCCAGCGGCTGGCGCTGGTTCGGCAGATGATGCATTTGCTGCGGCGTTAGGATTAACAAAATAATTTTAAGGAGGCTATAAATGTCTATCAATTACGTTACTAAACGAGAAAAAGAGTTTGACCAAAAATTGATGCAGGGCGCATTAACAAATATTTTAGAAACCCCGCGCGTTAATTGGTTAGGTGCTAAATCGTTTGAAATTCCTACTGTATCTGTTTCTGGATATAAAGCACACACACGTTCAAAAGGCTATAACTCCGGTACTGTCTCAAACGATAAAAAGGTTTATACGCTTAATTTTGATCGTGATATTGAGTTCTTTGTTGACGTTGCAGATGTGGATGAAACAAATCAAGAATTGTCGATGGCTAATATTACAGGCACATTCATCACAGAGCACGCGACACCAGAACTTGATGCATATCGCTTTTCTAAATTAGCTACAACAGCTATTACGGCAACTCAATTCAAAGCAGAAGATGACTATTCAGAAACCAATGTGTACTCACGCTTGAAAGCTGCTATCTTGCCAATACGTAAATATGGGGCAGGTAATATTGTAATTTACGTTTCTAGTGAGATTATGGATTTCTTAGAACGTTCAAAAGATTTCACGCGCTCAATCGCTACCACATCACCACAAGGCATTGATACACGCGTTACATCGCTTGATGGTGTGCAAATTGTCGAAGTTTGGGATGATGCACGTTTTAAAACTCAGTTTGAGTTTACAGATGGATTTGTCAAAGCTTCTGGAGGCAAAGACATCAATTTCTTGATTGTGGCTAAACCAGCTGTTATTGCAAAAGCTAAATTTAACTCTATTTATCTCTTCGCTCCTGGTCAACATACAGAGGGGGATGGATACCTTTATCAAAACCGTATGTACCACGACTTATTTGTCTTAGAAAACAAAAAAGATGGTGTTTACGTTTCTCATAAATCGGCATAGGAGGTAACAGATGAAGAAATACTTGAAAGAAAATCAAGTTTACACTGTCCAAGAAGGTAGTGAGTTTGAAGCTCAATTGATTTCTAATGGTTTTGAAGAAGTCGTTGAAACTGAAAACAAAACAAAAGGCAAGAAAAAGGCTGATAGTGACGAGTAAGGAGGTATAGTTCATGGCGCTTTATAAAGCACAAAAAAATATCTACTTTACAAGTCTTAATAAAGATGTTGCTTTGGGTGAAATTATTGAGTTAGAACAAACACATGCAGAGGCTGTGAATGCTGATTTAAAACCGGTATTTACTGATGTTGATGCAGTACTTGTGCCGGTTGATGAAGATACTAAACCTAAAAAGGCAGCACGTAACAGCAAATCTGATACGGAAGCTGTAAAAGATGCAGCTGATAAATAAGGGGTGGAAACACCCTTTGTTTGTAAGGGGGTTACACATGACTTATTTAACAAAAGACGAGTTTGCTGAAATGGGCTTTGATGAGGTAACTGACTTTGACAATCTGGTTAAGCGTGCAGAAATTGCCATCAATCTCTATACTCAAGGGATTTATCAACGATATATTGACTTTGATAAAGAAGCTGATTACCGAAAACAGGCGGTAAAGCTAGCTATGGCGTTTCAGATTGCTTATCTTGATGTCTCTGGCATCATGACAGCTGATGACAAGCAAACTATGGCAAGTGTTTCTATTGGTCGTACATCAATCTCTTATGGCAACTCACAAAGTGGGTCAGCAGGTCAGAGGTTCAACCTTTCTCTGGACGCTGAAAATGTCTTGAGGCAAGCAGGCTTTAGCTTGATTGTAGCGGTTGATTATGATTGATAAACGCTTATTAAAAGATGTTATTTCTGTCCGAAAGGTTGCGGGCAGAAATGATTTTGGGGATGTTAGTTATTCTGACGCACTGGATATTAAGCCAGTAAGGTTTGATAGGTCAGTGAGTGTAACAGGCACTAACAACTCTAAAACGAGGCAGAAAGCGGGAGTTATCTATATTTATCCAAAATTTGCAAATGTGACAGTTGATGATAGTTGGCTAGGTGCAACTGTGAATGATGGAGCGCGTGATTATACTATCACAGGCTATCAACCTAATTACCTTAACGGGAAAATATTTAGCTATGAAATCGAGGTGATTTGATGGCTGATGTCAAAGTTACGGTTAATTTAGATGGTGTCAAACGTAAAGTGTCACCAGAAAATTTGAAACGTGGCAAATTAGCAGCAGCTAGCCAAGCAATGCTAATAATGGATCCGTATATCCCTATGAGAAGTGGCCCTTTAAGAGCTTCTGGACGTGTTGAATCTAACGGGGATGTCAGTTATAACACAGTCTATGCCAGAGCACACTTTTACGGTAGCAACGGTATTGTGACATTTAGAAGATATACAACCGCTGGTACAGGCAAAAGGTGGGATAAGCCATTAAAAGCTAATATTGACAAGCTAAAGCAAGCAGCCGTTAGAGCGATGGGGTTGAGATGATACAAGATAACAAAAACTTTCAGGAGGTGCTGTTAGCACATATCAATAAAATCAATAATCTACCAATGAAAGCGCGCCTTGATTATTTTGAGGATGATAAGGATGACTTAGTTATCAACGCTATACCCGGTGGAACAATTGATAAGGAATACATGGATGGCACAAGAGAGGTATCGTTGCCGTTTGAAATCGCTGTTAAATGTAAGAGCAATCAAAAGGCCAGTGATACTATTTGGCTTATCAATGGGGACTTATCAGAATTTGATATTGAGTTACATAGTACCGACAACACATATACTTTTCTTTCTCTTGATGTCGGAAAACCCGGCATCAACGGAAAAGATGAACAAGGTTACTTTGTCTATACTTTGCAAGTAACCGCTAAATTGGAAATTGCAGGAGGATAAATACATGGCACGTCAAAAAAATGCCAAGCGCAAACATTTAATTGCGCCTTTCAGCCCAGAAAAAGCTGATATTGTACCAGAAGACGGCGAATTTATGCCGCTAGCAAAATACATTGAAAGTATTGAAGACGATACAGATGAAGAAACGGATGATACTGGATACTATGACGGTGATGGTACACCAGAGGAAACAGTAACATCTGTATCTGGAGCTTATACAGTATCGGGTATTTACGATGCTGATGATAAAGCCCAAGCCCATATTGCAAACATGCGATATAAGATTGGTGAGGGTCGTCGTGTATGGCATCGTGTGATTGAATCGAACAACAAAAAGTCATTTACTCAAGTTGCAAATGTTTCTGAAATCAAGGCAGGATCTGGAGATGCAACAGATTATGAAGAATTTGGCTGCAAACTTAAATGGATCAAAGCGCCGATTGAAAAAGGCATTACAGGTTAATAAACAAACACTTTGGAGGAAATAGAGAACATGGCACGTACTTATAATTTTGGAAATCTAAAGGATGTTACGACGTTCAATATCGGAGATGTCACCCTTGAATTTCAACCAACAGATGAAAAGAGCCAGTTGCTCGAGAAGAAATCTGCTGAACTAAGGGAAAAAGCCGAGCAGATTGATGAATCTGGGACGGAGTGGGAATTGCGAAAAGAACTCAAGGATTTGCTAGACGAGTTCTTTACAGCAGCTTTTGATAGCGAAGCACCACAAAAACTTTACAATGCTTGTGGTCAGAATACAATTTCTTATCTCAAGTTATTCTTGCAGATTGCTGATGCTTTGCGAGAAGTCAACGAAGAAAAACAAAACGATGAAACATTCAAGAAGTATCTTGCTGAATAATGTTTGATATTTCCAAAAAAATGGATGACAGGCTGGTACTCAATGATAAAGAGTATCAGCTTTTCTTATCATTCGACAGGGTTCTTTGGTGTTTTGATATGTGGAGCAAAGAGCATATACCACCCCATCTAAAGCCTAAATTAGCGCTAGCTAAGCTAACCAACGATGAGAGTTTTAAGGATGTAGCCCCTGTGGAGGCTATGGCAGCCTATCAAGAAGTCTTTGACAAATATATCAGAGTTGTTAAAGCTAGCGATGAGGTTGATAGATACGATATCGAGGGTAATGTGTTACCTAAAAAACCTAAAGATGATCCTGATAGTGATGAGAAGCCTTTGTTTTCAATCAAATATGATGGCGAGTACATTTTTTCATCGTTTATGCAAGCCTATCACATTGATTTAATTGATGAACAAGGTAAGTTACATTGGCAAAAATTCAACGCTTTGTTGGCTGGATTGCCAGATGGTACAAAGTTTGTTGAAGTGATGAAAATTAGGGCGTGGAAACCCCAAAAAGGGGAAAGTGATAAAGAAAGACAAAGAATGCGTGAATTACAAGAAGAATACGCATTACCAAACTAACAAACTAAAAAGAAAGGGGGCATTATATGGCATCAGATGGAAAGGTAACCATCACAATTGATTTAGATGGTGCAAAAGCTCAAGGAGAAGTGAAATCTCTAAAAGGACTTTTACAAAGTTTGGGCAGTGCATCTACTACGGCTCTAGGCAGCGGTGCAAAATCTATTTTTGGATTTGGTGCAGCATTTGCAGTAGCTAGCAAGGTTGTTAATTCTGCTCTAGGGGCTATTTCTAGCTCTATGAGTGGGGCGGTTAGTCGTGTCGATACCATGACCCGCTTTCCAAAAATGATGGAAGCTATGGGCTTTTCAGCGCAAGATGCAAAAGGTTCTATTGATGAGCTTTCGAAAGGGATTGATGGTTTGCCAACAGCTCTTGATGAAGTTGTTGCGACCACACAACAGCTAGCCCTCATGAATGGAGATTTAGGAAAATCAACTAAGCTCACTTTAGCGTTAAACGATGCGTTTTTGGCCTCTGGATCATCAGCAGCCGACGCAAGCCGTGGATTGACACAATTTAGTCAGATGATGTCATCCGGTAAGGTTGATATGCAGAGCTGGAAAACGCTGATGGAAACTATGCCATTAGGTTTGCAGAAGACAGCAGAGGCTTTTGGTTTTGCTGGTGCATCTGCTAAAAACGACCTTTATGAGGCTCTGAAAAAAGGGACTATCACCTTTGACCAATTCTCGGACAAGCTAATTGAACTTGATGGCGGATTGAATGGATTTGCACAATTAGCGCGTGTAAACTCAATTGGTATTGCAACATCATTCAAAAACATCAAAACAGCTGTAGTGCGTGGTGTCGCAAACATGATACAAGCCTTTGATAAAGCTGCTCAAGCGGCTGGATTAGGTGGCATTGCAGAGAACCTAAATAAGGTTAAATCGGCTGTTAGTGCAGCGTTTAACGCTATCAATGGGCAAATTGGGAAATTTGTAAATACTGCTGTATCAACTTTTAAGAAGATATTTAATAACAAGAGTTTAGTGAGCTTAGAAACGGCTTTACACTCTGCTAAAACGGCTATTGATGCAGTAGTTAAAGCGTTAAGTGCTGGTATTAATAGCGGCGGTTGGATATTTACTGCTCAAAAGGCAGTTAAAACTGCTATTTCAGTATTCTCAAACGCTTCATTATCTGTTGCTAAGTTTGTAAATGCGTTTGCTGAAACTGGCGCGTTGGCCAATTTTAGGATGATGATTAACAGTGTTTTAGACACAATTCAAAACGTTGTTAAGAAATTCAACGATAGCGATATAGCTAAAGGATTAGGTGCTGCTTTTGGAAATTTAGTCAAAGTGGCATCAAATGCTTTTGCTGAAATTGGTAAAAGCATCAATTGGGACAATGCTATTTCTACGTCTTCAACAATAGCAACAACGCTCATGAATATAGCATCAGCGGTTATCCCTGCTTTGACTAAAGGGTTTGTCGCTATTGTGAATATTATTTCCGCTATTGGCAGCAGTAGCTCATTCCAACTCTTAGCAAAAGGTATTGAGCTAGCTGTACAAGGGATTTCTAAACTTGTACAAGGGATAGCTGATTTCTTTGCTAAAACGAATGGCGCGGCTGTTGATACAGGGGTTATCTTTGCTGGCTTAGCGGCATTAGTCGCTAAAGTCTTTGGCGGTGGCATAAGGAACTCTATTGGCATAGTAAAAGGGGCGATTAGTGGATTATTGTCTCATATCCCTATAATTGGTCGCTTATTCAAGTCAAGCGGCAATGTTGCTCAACAAGCTATGGGAAAAGCTGCTGGGGCAACTGGTAAGAGTGTTTCAAAGATTGCTCAAATTATAAATAGTTTGGGAAATATTTTAAAATCTGCCGGCCAAGCTATGTCAACGGTATTTCGAGGGTTGGGCTCAAGTATATCAACGGTTTTAAATGGTATAAGTTCAAGCATCGCAACAATCTTAAACGGCATAGGGACAAGCATTTCAACTGTTTTCCAATCTTTAGGAACTGGTATAGCCACAGCCGCTAAGGGTATAGGTTCGGGTCTATCAACAGCTTTTCAAGGTATAGGTAAGGCTATATCTATGATGAACCCTGTAACAGTATTGGCTATAGCGGCTGCTATTTTAGCGGTAGGTGCAGCATTTGCTTTGGCGGGTAGTCAAGGTGAGGGCATCAAAACTATGCTTGAGGGCTTTGGAGTATTGATTGAGTCCGTAGGTGCTGCTGTCTCTAATTTTGTAAGCACAGTTATCTTATCGTTCGCTCAAGCTCTAGCAATTGTTATCCCATCATTAGCTAAATTATCACCACTAATAACAGCAGTGGGTCAGGCGTTTGCCACAGTTATTACTGCTATGGGTAGCGTAGCCCCTCAATTAGGTGTGTTAGTGTCCTCAATCGGTAGCGCTGTAGCTGAAATCATCGGGGCTGTATCTAATTTAGTTACTGCCTTTGCTCCTATCGTAGAGACAATAGCAAATGCTTTTGTTAAGGTAACGGAAATCATTGTGACGAACTTACCTCAAATTATTTCAGCTCTAACACCACTCGTTCAAATCTTCTCAACAACTTTTATTGAGATTAGCCGGATTGTGTCACAAGCTATCGTTCAAATCGTTCAGGCACTGGCACCGTTTATCCCGGCCATAACTGAAATGGTTACCGCTTTAGCTCCTGTATTGCAATCACTCGTAGACGCTTTTAACAACTTAATCAGTCAGATAA